ATAATTTGTTAGTTATATTATTTATAGTGTTTATATTAACATAAAAAAGACCCCTCTGTCAAGGGGTCTAATGTTATTCGGTTTCCTCTACCCTTTTCTTTTTTGCACCAATGTTGTATTTTGCCTCAAGTATCCATTCCTGTTTATCTTTATATGCTAAGACTTTAATTTGATTAAGTGGTGCAATATCTTGAATTTTTTCCACATCTACAATACCAATCAAACCCCAATCGGCAAGTAATTGTGCAATACGATTACGACGTTGAACATCATTCAATGTTAGATTTGCATGTTTACCATCAAGAGCAAATAGTTCCTTAAAATGCACAAGGTAATATCTTCCTTGCTTATGCAGAATGTGACAGGACTGATAGACCTTTTTCTCTTTTCTGGATGCTACTCCGATACGTGTCAAAGTTTCTCGAACTTTTAGAAAATCATCTGGTTCATTCAGGATAATTTCAATCATTTGTTCCGAAGTCCACCTAACTTCAGATTCTCTAACAACACTCATCTTTTTCCTCCAGTATCAAATTTTGATTTAATAAAATTAAGTTGTTCTTTTGTTAGAATTTTCAAAGCCTGTTTTGCCTTTTCATTACTATAACCATAATAACGTTTGACATAATCTAGATCTTTGATCTTATCTTGTCGGATCCAGGGAGAAAATCTCTTCTTTTTCCTCACAATATTTATAAGGAAGTCGTATTGTAACCTTTTAGGAAGGAAATTATACTTATTCATCTCATTGACAAACATCAAAGTATCAAGATGTCCAGAGAAACAACGATTGATAATATAAGGAGGATATTCTTTTTCAAGTGAAGGATCTTCATCAATCAAATGCTTCTTAGTTTGATTGATGGAATTAAGCCAGTCTTTCAGTTCAGTCATAAGTCAAGAAGAAGATTAAGTATAACATTATTATCATTACCAGTAATATCGTAATTAGTAACTAGAAGTTCTGTTTTTACATTATCCTGAGTATTCTTATCTCCACGATGAACCATTGAATAACGAAGTTTCCATTCTTCAATATAATAATCCCTGTAAAGTTCTCTCAATCTTTCATTATCATTATAAGTGATCATAAACTTATGAGGACACTCATATACATCATTGGCAAACTTATCATGATCAAATGACTTATGCATTTCACGATTTTTACCATAAAGAAAGTCTTTGATATCATAAGGAGGATCAAGAAACACAAAAGTATTATCAGATCCCTCAGCATTCATCACTTCAGAGTAATCAATATTAGTAATCTTCCAGTTTCTGATTAGTTCAGAAAATTGTGCAAGTTTATCTGCACCAACCAGAGAAAAGTTAGAATTAGCAGCAGTGCGTGAAAAAGTGCTATTCTCTGTCATTCCAGAGTAACTACACTTATTCATAATGAAGAAAGCAACTGCCTTCTCAAAATTATCATAGGTATCAATTTCATTGGCATATTGATTAAACAAATCCTTAGCAAACTGATCCTTCTCATCCTGTGTTCCACTCTCAAGCATCTTCTCTTTCTGCTCCCTAACAGACTCAGAGAGATCCTGACCACGATCACGCAGTTGTACCCAGAAATTATAGAGAGGCACATACAGGTCGTTAATCCAAACAGGAATATCTGGATTTGCCTTAGTCACATCAATTGCAATGGATCCACCACCAATAAATGGCTCACGATATTCAGAAATAATATGAGGATACCATTTTGAAAGGGTCTTAATCGCTTTCGATTTTCCCCCCGGATACCTGAGTGGTGTTTTTAAAACTTTTAGAGATTTCATAATCACGGGGATGATATTTCAAAAATTCCCAGAAGGTCAATTTCATTTCCTTCTGAGTCATACCGCAATGTTTTGCGGCAGTAGGTAGATTCATTGTAACACGAAAAAGTGCCTCATTTGCTTCCTTTACATTCTGTGGAGTAGTTTTAACTTTTTCCTCCACCAGTTTGCTTCTATCAACTTTTAGTAGTCCCATCAAAAAGTATCAGCAGTGTCTAAAAGTTCTGTAAGATAATTCTGAAAACTCAAGGTACTTTCTGCCATTACCCGATATCCAGTTCCAACATATAATTGACCCAGTAAAACCGATGCTGTAGCAGTTCCCCAAAAGATATAATAGAACTTGGACTTAACTTGACATTTCTTAGTTTGTTTCATCGTATGTAATAATAATTTTTTTAGTGATTTTGCCTGTGTTATCGTAAGTAGAGGCATACTCCAACTTACCATTTAAAAGTGAAACTACGTTATCTAGTTGATATTGTGTTATATACTTTTTAAATCCTTCATCCATCCAACTTCTATTTGATCCGGGTTCATTAAATCCTTCCATTCTCAAACTCCTTTACTAAACGTTCTGATTGTTTTTTGTCAATTCCACAAGGTGCATTTCTTAAACAAATTAAAATACATTCGACATCACTGATTGTGGGTTTAATTGTAAATCCCCATTTATCAACTTCACCTCCTGTAGGTGCTTCGCATGGGTCAAATTCATGTGGCATTATTCTACTCCTTGAGGGAAACTATCGATTTCAGTCAATTCATAATACCAATCCTCCATTACAGTATTGGCAAGAAATCTACCACTCAGTCTAGTCACTTCTTCTGCGGCATACTCTTTATCCGGTGCCTCGATCCAAATGTCAATGACCTTACCTAACCTCAACTTTTTAATGTCCAGTTCAGACAACCTCTTACAGGCATCTCTCACAGCATTACCAGGAGAGTCATCTACCTGAGATCTTAGACGAATGAATACCAATGCTTTAAATTTTTTCATAATTAATTTACACCTTCAAATAAGTTGTTAATTACCATAGGAAGTAAACGATGTTCTGCTCTCTGAACTCTATGATGTAAGGTCTCTTCTGTATCTCCGGCACAAATAGGAACAGATGAAGAATCAATACATCCCCCAGAATCTAACTCTTCAGTCACATAATGAACTGTGCATCCAGTGATTTTATCACCACTATCTAGTGCCTGCTTAACGGCATTAAGACCTTTATACTTTGGAAGTAATGATGGATGAATATTAATTATCTTATTCGGAAAAGCATTAATCAATCCCGGTGTAACAATTCTCATCCAACCTGCAAGAACTACTAAATCAACTTTGTGCCTATTAAGTTTATCGATGATTTTTTGTTCGTCAATACTCTTAATACGACAGTTAGGAATACCCAATCGGTCTGCTCTTTCTTGAGCACCACATCCTTTGATATTGTAGATCATAACTACAACTTCATGGTCTGGACAATTCTCAACAATGTTCTCAAAGTTAGTTCCGTTTCCAGAACACATGACTCCAATTCTCACTGGAACTCACACTCCATGACATTAGGTATAATAGGATAATTACCGACAGTAGAATATACACCATCGTCATCCCCATATACTTCAATCACATTGTATTCATCATTGAATAGATTTATAAGGTCTTGATGCAAATCAATAGAGTTAGATGATTTACTATGTTGGAGACCAGTGTAATCATCAAAAATAATAACGTAGTTCATTTGAATTCACTTCTTTTAAGAATCCTGTGAATCTGAACAGGATGGAACAACTTTCCAGTTCTGGTCTTGATTCCTGAAGAATTGAGAATCTCGCAAATCTGACGATATGTTTTCCCATCAGATCTTAAATTCTTGATTAGTTCTGAATTCTCATAAGCATATATTCTTGCCTTATGTTTTCGGGTCTTATTCATTTCTGCAAGTTTTGGATTGCCAAACTTTAAGTTAGGATTTTTTCTCTTTGCTTCCCGCATTCCTTTTTTAACTAGTTCAACATGATTAATACGATTACGATAAGATCGTCCATGAATCTCACAATGATGCTCATAACATAAGGTAATTATATTAGTTTCATCATCAATGCCACCCTCTATTCTAGGAATGAAGTGGTGATGTTGTAAATCTTCGGTAGATCCACACACTGCACAAAAATCTAACCTCATTTGAATTCACACTCCACCATTATTTCAGTTAAACAAGCAAGTAAGTTTATTTCCTGGTCAGCCACAAATGCCATTTGATACTGATACTTAGCAAGCACAAGCACAGCAGCAGGAATACTATTCGGAACCAAGGAAACATAACAAGCATCGTAAATACGACGCAACAGGACAGTAGTATCATTGTCCAGGTTATTGACAACCCATTTACGTACTTCGGGAAAATTCTTCTCTTTAAGGTTTTTAACCAGTTCATTGACTGCTACATCTGAAAAAGTTGCAAGAATACCAGAGTCGATTTTCCCACTTACGGAATATCTTTGGCATTCATTAAGAACACGTCTCCAATCAGGAAAGTGCTTATTGATTAATTCTACCAGGACCTTGTTATCATATTCAACACCTTCTGCATCCAAGATTTGTTGGATGCGTTTGAAGAACTGTGCTGCGATTCCTTGACGTTCTTTTCCTTTGATTCCAAACTCAATGACGGCACATCGGGAGTGGAGAGGTTCGAGGATTTTGTTTTTGTAGTTACAGGTGAAGATGAATCTGCAATTGCCAGCGAACTCCTCAATAAACGCCCGTAATAAGAGTTGTACATCATTGGATGTGTTGTCAGCTTCGTCAATGATAATGACTTTGTGTTTAGAATCTGACGTAAGAGATACGGTCGAAGCAAAGTTTTTCGCATTATTTCTGACGGTATCAAGGAATCGTCCTTCATCGGATCCATTGATGACATATACATCTACTCCAAGTTCTCTACATAATGCCTTTGCTACTGTTGTTTTACCGATTCCTGGAGGACCAGCAAGCAGCATATTAGGTATCTCTCCCCTATCTAGGAAAGATTGAAAAGTCTTCTTTGTACTCTCAGGGAGAATACATTCTTCAATAGTTTGTGGTCGATACTTCTCAACCCAGATGAAGTTGCTCATTATAATCAATAATAAATTTGTCTTTTAAGTGCCAATGAATATCATCATGCACTTGCTGCATCGCATTGTGTTTAATTGCCCAGTAATCATCTTCATCGTTAATGATGATATTGACTTGAGTTTTCACATCGACTCTCAGTGCTTTCATCTTCTCCAATCAAGTTTACTTGTCCTTTAGTTTATCACACCCTTTTGATTTTATGTCTAAATCCATACCTTGTCCTTGATTGTCTGTCTTTGGACTACCTTCATATTTTTTTTCAGTTTTCTGAAATGTTGCTCTTTTATATCTGTTAGTAAATATATCAGGACACCAATAAGATACGATCCAATTAACGGTAGGATTTAGTTCCATATGTTTCTCAACACTATGTTTCATAATACCAATTTGGATATATCCATCGTGCATGATACATCCACCAGATTCCAATTCGTAAAGATAAAGTGTTTTATTTCTTCGTGAAGAAGGAAACTCGGTACTTTCATCGGGGAACTCATCTTTGGTATCCCAACCATATTGTTCTTCCATTCATACCCATTCAGGTTTACGATTTGGTAATCTTAGATAATTATCACACACCCATGGTTTAGAAGCAATGTACATCTTATACGCTTCGATTGTGCTTATATTTGTATCAAACTTAAACTCTTCAGGCATTGCCCGAACAAAAGGAGTGAGTTCTGATTGTTGAATAGCATCTAATGGAAAGATTTTATTTGCATGTGCAAGAGTATGAAGACATGAATGAATTTTTCCATATCGATTAGAATATTCTTCACATAATGCAAGACCGTGCTGGATCAACCATCGGGCATTTGCGACAGTTTCGTTTGCCCATATTGTGCAAGGGTGATTACGAAAAGCACCCTTATCGGTCGCATATGGGGTTCCATCGGTCTTAGGAAGAGTTCCGTATCCATGCCCCCATTTGTCTGATGCAACGATAGAGAGCATCTGACAGCACTCTAAGGGCATCTTGACGATGTGTTTATCAGGAAGAACCTGTGCCGATTTGACTGGACTTTCATTTGTGACGAAAATGTTCATGTTAAGAGTTTACTAAAACTGATTACCAGTAAGAACCCTAACATTAAAACAATATCCCATGATTTCGTTTTAATGAAATATGGGATTGACATGGTGTCTGCAATTGTATTCATAATGACACCAAAAGTCAGATTTACATGCAGAACAACAAAGTAGGCAGCAATTACCATAACACTACCTACAATTCTCATTGTCGTTATGGTTTTCATCTAAATGATGAATCGGGTTCCAGAGCAATATAATACTTGAGATTGTGTTGCGTATTTGTGAATTGTGATAGAAGTTTACATGACACTACTACCTCATAGGCACCAGGAATAATCTTGATGTTTTCTACCTTAAAGTTAAATTCAAAATTATCACTGGTCTCACCAACAACAATGGCATACTCGTTAGAAGTGTCATTCTTCCTATCACGAACAACGAGTTTGATGACACCATTCTTACCAATGGCAGACATATCAGGAAGTTGATATACTGCTGCTGCCTTTACAAGTTTATCAAGTGTTACACTATCCAACTGGAAGCATACATCTTGAGATGGTAATGTAATTTCTTTTTCCGGAGGAGCAATAATTACATTTGGGTCAGCAAAGAAATACTTCACACGACGTTTGCCTTCTTTAATACTCAAGTAACTGTCTTGATTAAAGTCAAGGTCAGGATCCTGATGAAGACTCAAACCGTTCAAGAACTGGTTGAGATCATAGATCGCAAAGTCCCGCGGAAAATCTTCTTTGATTTCTGCTTCGGCAAGAATGTTCTTTGCCACAGAAATAGTGCGAAGTTTGTTTCCTTGCTTTACAAGAATAGAGTTATTGATACCAGCAAAGTTCTTGAGGATAGCAAGTGTATTATCAGACAGTTTCATTGTATGTTCTTTGAGTTTCATTATTATTGGGGGTAAGTTTCACGTTTTGCATTCTTGTCATTGAAATACATAAGAAGAACAGCATAGTGAAGGACCTTCATTATGTCAAGACGTGCTGCTCCTTTCTTGTCATATCGAGATACATATTTCATAATATTATCCCTACAACATGCTTCACCATCATTATGTGCTGCTTCAATAAAATCTAAAGTTTGGAGATTTTGATCGTTAGCAGCATAGTGCTTTTTGTATGTTCCTCTGATATACTCAAGAAGTTCTTTTACGATCTCTTCTTCATTATATTTCCAGGGAGTTGATGGGGTTGTAATAAAATCAATAGGACCTTGTTGCGTATTTAAATTAATGTTTTCATCCATTTTTAAAATTTCATCATAAAGCAGAGACCAAGAGTTAGTCATAACTTATTATATCAAGAAAAGTTGTGTGCGTCA